TGCCGTACATGGTCTCGGACTTGTAGCCGTCCCCGGCTGCGTTCGCTATCCGGTCGGCTTCGCCCTTTACCATCTGTTTGACGTTCCCGGTGAGCAATATCTCCCGGAAACCCGCCGAGATGAACTCCATCCGTATCTTCTTCGGCATTACCCTTCCCACCTTTTCAGCGGGCATTGGACGGTCGAGACCCTTCCAGTGGGTGAAGCCCATTCCCTCGGGTCGCCGTCTATCGTGTAGGTCTTGCCACCGTAGACGATGCGGTCTCCCGCCTCGATGTCGCTCCCTGCGGGGGCGTAGAGCGTGAGACCGTCCATCACGGCGAACCTGCCCTGTTGGTCGAGGGTCGTCCCGGATTGCTGGACGTTGCAGCCGTCGATGTCCTTCGACGTGGCGTTAGTCCAGTCGGGTATCATCGAACCCCGCACGTCCCTATAGGCGGGGCGTAGCCGTGTCACGGATTGCGTGAAGAATGAAAGGGGCATCTTAAAGCACCCGCCTCACCTTGTATGGGTTCAACCTGACGAGGTTGTCAGCCGGGAGGTTGGTAGCGCGGTTGTTGGAAGTCCATGAGGCGGCATAGCTTATCGAAACGCCTCCAGCCGTCTCGGACTGGACGCCAGCGGGAACCGCGAGGGCGTGTTCCGCACGATGGGCGATTATGTCCTTGGTCACGGCGGGGACTTCGGTGAAGCCAGCGTTGTAGGTTATCTCTATCGCGTTCCACTCGTCCCAGTAGGTAGGGATGTCGAGCCTTACCAGACCGTTGGACTTGAAGCGGAAGAAAACCTCCCGCCCGTCCACGGTCGCGGACTCTATGCCCGTGACCATGAGGGCGGGAAGTTGGATGAGGCGCTTTCGCGGGAGCGAGTCGTCGGTGTACGTGCATTTGAGGTTCGTGGCGATATGCCAGCCGCAATAGTCGCGGATAGCGTCCTGCGCCGCGTTGATCTGCGATTGCACGTCCTGCCCGGCATAGCGGTTCCCGGTCATCGTGTTGAACTCTGATACGGTGAGCAGGTCGGGGACGGACTGGACGTCCATCTCGTAGCCATGCCCCCACGGAGCGAGAATCATCTTTATTCCTCGGTTTCCTTCTTCGGCTTCTTTGCCTTGGGTTTCTTAGCCTCGGGCTTCATCACCTTCACCTCGACGGCACAAGATGGAACCTTGTCGTCGTCGAACTGGTAGACTCTGCCGTCTGGCATCTTGTAGCGACGCATCCTACTGCGCCTCCTGCAGGATGGTGAACGCCTGCGGCATGCGGATTGCGACGGCGACGCGACGCTCTGCGCGGACGGTGACGCGGTTGTAGATGAAGTCGTCCTCGTTGCTGTTGGTCATGGAGACCTGAATGCCGTTCGTGTTGCTCACGAACGATGCCGTGGAGAAGTCGCCGACGATGACCAGAGAACCCGCCGCAGCGGGGAGGGACGCGGTAACGACGGGCATACCCCAGAGGGTCGCCACGGACTGCTCGCCCCAGTAGCCGCCGCCGAAGTAGCGGTGTTCGGCATCCTTGCCGAGACGGAGCATGGAGTAGATGTCCGGGGTCATGACCACGCCGTTGCAGGCATGTCCGGTGGTCTGCTCGATGGTCATTGCGGCTTCGAGAACCTTGTCGGCAACTGCCTGAGCGTCGCCGCCCTGCGCCCATGTGTCGGTGCCGATTCCGCTCGCGCTCATGAACGCGTTAGCGGTGATGAGGTCGATGGTGCGCTCCAGTTCGGTGATGAGACGGTTGTCGATGGCACTCTTCAGCCACGGGGCATCCTCGACCAGCTCATCGGTCTCCTTCAGGAACGCGGCAGCCTTCACGAGTTCGGCGGTGACGGGGTTATAGGGAACGTGAATCTGCGGTTTCTTGTTGTTCTCCTGCGCGAACAGACCGCCATCGGGTGCCTCGGTGGTTCCCATGACGTAATAGGTCAGGGCATTGCCGGAGATGGTCTCGCTGGAGAGAAGGTCGCGGATGGTCGGCTTGTGCGGCTGGATGTCGGTGACGCGCTTGTCGTAGTCGACGACGTCGGTGGTAAGGTGGACGTCGGTGTTAGCCTTGTAGCCCGGTGCCACGACGTTGATAGCGGAGCCGCGGTGCATCTCGCCGAACGACTTGACCGCGAACTCGCCGAGGCTCTTGGGGGTCTCTTCCATAGGGACATCACTCTCTTCCTCATCGGTGCCGATAGCCTCCAGAGCCTTCGCGGTCTCGGCTTCGGCGATGCTTGCGTTGATTGCTTCGAGGGCTTCTGCGATTTCCGCGCCCTCCTTGATTGCGGTCTCGTCGCCGGACTCGATTGCACCCTTCAATGCAACGAGTTCGGACTCTTTAGCCGCTTTCTGCTCGTAGAGGTTCATACGTCTGTTCCTCCGATTTTCTCTATGATTTCCAGCAGTGCCTTGGAGCCGTTGACCTCCGCAGGTTCCTCCGCTGCCGCGTTGACCTGTTCGGGTTCCTCCGGTTCCTCTATGTCGTCGAGCAGTGCCTGAAGGGTCGCGATAGCGTCCCTTATCCGCTGCTCGTCGGCTGCAGAATTGCGCCGTCCCGATTTCTGCTCGGGTTCGGTGTCGCGTGTTTCAAGAATGACCGCGTTCTGGTTCGCGGGGATGAGGACGATGGAGACCTCGAAGATGTCCACGTCGCGGAGTTCGTTTGCGCGAGTGCCGTCCTCCAACTCGATTTCGCCACGGTCGCGCACCAAGAACGCGAAGGACATCTTGCAGACGCGCCCCTCGTCGACGAGTTTCCGGACGTACTGGGCTAGTTCGTTGTCCGGGTCGAAACCCGCCCGGATTAGAAGCCCGTGGTCGTCCTCCATCGCCTCGACGCAAGCCCCGATGTTATAGCGGGGGTCTTCGGCGTTGTGACCGTAAAGGAGGGGGATGGGCTTGCCCGATTCCTTCCACTCCTTCAACGTGCGGGTGAACGCGCCCTTTCGGATAACGTCCCCGTATGCATCCGGTTCACGGTCGAAGGTCGCGGCGTATGCCACTATCTCCCCGCCGTCCTCGGTTATCTCGAAACTCTTATATTGCAGTTCCATGTTTAAGCCTTTCTGACCTTGGAACCATTCGATGATGGATTGAGTCGTCCGCTCGGGTCGCCCGTCAGCTTCAGCCCTTTCCAGACACGTCTCCATGTCCGTCCCCATCTCGACGAACTCCGCGCCCGCGTCCATGTAGGCGGCTCTCTGCGCGTCGGATGGGTTCGTATGGATAACCCACGCCTCCATGTCCTCGTCGATACATGCGTCTATGACCGCCTCTCGCGCCGCTAGAGCGCATTTGCGGATGTTCTCGGGTGGTTCGTAGGGTGTCGGGTTCCCGAGCGCGTCAGTGATCGCGTCGAAGTCCACAATCACGTCGCCCGGTTGCGCGTTCTCTTGTGCGTAGGTCGACTTACCAGAGCAGGGCGCGCCTGTTATCACGTGAATCATGGGACGGTCACCTCTATCTGACAGAGGCAGTTAGCCCAGTCCGCAGCGTCCCCGAGGTCGTCACCCGTCCACTGGAACCCGTTGGAGAACGGCTGGTCATAGGGGACGGTCTCGCCGTCCATCGCCTCATGCTCTGGACGTGACGTGTCGCCGGGGACGTGTATCCACGTTTTCATGATTCCGGTCTTGCCCTGACGTGATGCCTGTCTCGCAGCCTCTAGGACAGCCCATCCAGCCACGGCGGTGCAGAGCGTCGCGCCCATCGTCGCGGACTCGTCCCGTTCGGCGATGTCGAACACGCCCTTCGGGGTCATGGACTCGGGGGGTTCCTCCCCCTCATCGGGTTCGTAGGCTAGAGCCGCGTCCAGCTTCTTCTTCGTGGACTTGACTATCGCCGTGGCCTTTCCACCCGAGTATTCCGCGAGGAACTTCCCCGTCAGTTCGGGGACGTACTCGCTCCCTATCGCCGCCGCAGATTCGTAGCCGTGGCGGTCGGCGATGTCGTAGATAGCCGGGATTAGGTCGGACGTGAGTTCGCTTATCCACCTGTCCTCGTCCCACCAGTCCCCGCCGTCTATCTTCGGTAGGACGGAGTTGCCGCAACGCTTGAAGAAACGCTTCAGGATGCGCTCCAGCTTCTCCCGCTCCCTCTCGTCGGGGTTGCCCCGCGCCTTCTTGGGGGTTGACTTGATGCCGTTGTATCTCTCGACTGTGGGGTCGGTGTCGTTCGGGGATGCAAGCCCGCCCGTTACCACGTTGAGCGGTGTCACCAACTCGTCCCCGTTCTCGATGGGCGGGAGGTTCGCCCTCGCCCTCGCCTCGTCGCGGGTCATCCACGGAGCGCCGACTGCGCTCTGGAGGACGCTTGCCTGTTCCTCGAAGCTGCCGCGTAGCTTCTCCGTGAGGTCTAACTCGATGTAGATGTCCGGGTTCTCGCCCAAGCGTGGGGCAAGGTCATGGGTGCATTTCTGCTCGATGAGCCGCAGATGGGAGCCTAGCGTGTCGGAGTACAATGCGCGGGCGTTGTCTCTCGCGCTTGCGTACGTCTGCGACTGGTCGTGCCAGATCAAAGCGGGGTTCAGATGGTAGGCTGCAGCACAGTCCTGCCTAGCAAGTTGGACGCTCTCGAACCACTGCGCCTCCTTCGCGTTGAACGGGGTCGCCTCGATGGTCATGCCGTCCTCTAGTAACGGCATCTTGCCGGCGTTCTCGCCCTTGGAACCCCACGACTCACGGAAGGATGTCACGAACCGCTCACGTTCGGCGGGTTCCCATTCGACCCCTGCGGGGCGTTTGAGGTAGGCGTTGAAGCGTCCGGACGATTTCCAGACCTCCCGCCTGAACCTCTCCGCCTCGACCTGTTCCGCGAGGGTGGTTTTCAGCGATTCAACGGGTGAGCAGTAGGAGCCGGGGTAGCCGGGGCGGTACTGTTTCAATAGGATGAACTCGTCGCGCTTTATCTCTATCGAGTGACCGTTCCTCCCCGTGATCTTCAACACGTCCGGGGCGTATGCGGTCTGTGATTTCTGACCCGTTACCCACGTCGAGGGGATGACCCTCAACTCGTAACCGGATGGGGTCTCGGCGGACTTCAGGAGCCACCAGACGCACTCTCCGTAAAGGAGATATTCGACCATCGTCGCGTTGAGGAACTCGTAACACGTCTGGTCAGGGTTCGGATGCTCCAGCAGTAAGGCGATGGTCGAACCCGTGGCGGACTGCCTGTCCGTGTCGGAGACGCGGTGATACGTCCTCACGGGTAGCTGCGCGATGGAGTCCGCGAGGAACGAGACAACGGCTCGGAGGTTCGGCTGCGTCTCGTAGAGTTTCGCGGTGTCCATCCCTGCGACGTATGCCTGTAACGCGGGGGTGTATTCGAGCGTGACGTTGTAGACTGGCGTGAACAGGTCACGCAAGCCCTTGGGAAGTGCCATGTCTCTCCTTCGCTAGATGAAAACCAGAGAGTGACCGTCTGAATATGCCGACTGGACGCGGGTCTCCGGGACTACCGCCGTCGCAAGCCCGTAAGCCATTGTCAAAGCGACCAGCGGAGAAATATCGATGCCGCTGTTCCTCCTGTCCCAGCACCACGCGGAGTCACCCAGCGGGCGAACCTGCGCGACGCTCGCGGCGTTGTCGAGGTCTGGTTGCGGGATGTGCCATAGCTTGTATAGTTCGCCCGGCTTCGCGCATATGGCATCGTAGAACCTGCCAGCCCATGCGCCGAGGTCTCTCCCCTCGCAGGACACAATCTCGACCCCGGATATGAGGGACAGTTCGTCGATGTGAGAACTGACAGCCGCGCCCCTTCCCTGCACGGCTATCCTCATCGGTTTGATAGCCGCAGCCTTGGACAGCAGCGGGATGATCCAGTCGAAGCCGGGTCTGTAGGCTTCGACCTCCCCATGCCATGAGCCGTCCTGTTTCCGGGAGACGAACGCGAGGGCGGTCTTTGAACGGTCGGCGGCTATGTCGATGCCCCAGAAGTATTCGGCATCCGGAGCTTCATGGGAGGACTGGTCTTGACCCGACATCCAAGCATCGTCCGGGAACGGTGACGGGACGGCAGCCTCGACCCACTGGCATAGGCACTCCGTGCGGAAGACGCTCTCGGGGTCGGTTTTCATAGCCGATTTGATAGCCCGCTCCGACATGAAGCCATAGCCTAAAGAGGGGTTCGCTTGCGCCCATCCCTCGCGGTCGTTCAGGTCGCAGTTCGGTTTTGCAGACCACTCGAATATCGCCAGCGAGTCGTCCGGTTCGCTTGCCTCCGGGAGCGCTTGGAGAACCTTCTCGGCGGTTCCATCGGGGTCGCCTATGTCCACGAGGGCGGTAGCCCGCAGGTGCCTCAACACCTCGGAGCCTGAATCGCCCGCGTTGGAGAACGCCCAGAGCATCGCGTTAGGACGAGCCATCATGGTCTTTGAGACCGCGCCCCAGCCGTCCCAGTTCCTTTGTTCGCGTAACTCGTCCATGAGGACTAAATCGGCTCTCTTGCCACGCGCGCCTTGACGTGTCGCGGCTACGACCTTGTACTTCTCGCCGGACTTCAACTCGAAGGACTTGCCGCCGTTGACCCGTCTAACGTGGTCTATCCTCTCGCGCATGTAGGGAGATTCCTCAGCCCTGTTTATAGCGGAGTCCCATACCTCTTCGGCGGTGTCAACGTTCTGCGCGGTTCCTAGAATCATGTCCACGCCCAAAACGTACATGAAGAACAGGGCTAGGAGTTCGGCGAACAGGGTCTTACCGTTCTGCCTTGCCACCAAAACGAGGACAGTCCTGAACCGGAAGTTCCAACCGTTCTCGAAGTCGCCCTCTATCTCCATGCCGTGGACTGCTA